TTCATAGCCCACCAGCCCATTTTTCCTTTTTCGTACCAGCCTGTTTCATCTAATAATGCCCAACAAGAAAATATACTTTCCATATTTGCATAATTTTCTTTGGTTCCATATCTTTTTATGTAATATTCCTTTTTATATAGCTCGAATTTAATATTTTCTTTTTCTTCTTCTGTTATTGGTTCTTTGCCTTCTACATAAATTTCCCAAAATCTAATTGCTTTGTTGTATGTATTTTTAAATTCAATAGCTTTTTTAAAGTCTATGTCTTTAATTTTTGCACCATCTACCCATTTATAACCTATTGGAGTTTCTTTTCTTAAATTGCTTCCTTGGTTTATTAAATCTTCTAAGCTAGTTTCTGATATTACATCCTCATTATCTTTTTTAGTTAACAACGAATTTCTCCATCTTCCACCTACTGAATACCAATCCCATTTCGAATTAGGATTATATGTACTTAATTCATTTCCATCTTCATCATATTGTTCATATTCATCTATCTCAGCTTGATATAATTCTTCATCAGTTTCTGCATTTATATATTTTAATTGCCAATCACTTAACTTTTTTCCTTCTTTTTGTTCCTTAAAAAAATCTTCTTTTCTCTTTTTTGCTTTTTCAATTATTTCTTTTTTTGTTCTTTCTATATATGGTTCTACTTCTAAATTTTCACTATAAGGAGCTAACATCTCCTCTATTTTATTTTTATCTGCTGTTATTACAGCTACTGTAAAATGGCTCATTATTCAGTACCTCCAAATTCATTATTTTTAATTTTTAAATTTTCTATCTCTATGTATAAGTCTTTGCAATTTTCTTCTAAATCGCTTATCATACTTCTTTGCATTTCTGTTATATCTTCTAATGCTTGTTTATCTTTCTTTAATGCTTCATATTTTACTGCTGTGTCCCAAGACATAAAGCATATTATTAATGCTAGTATTACTAATATTGCTGTTATTATTGTTTGTGCTTTAAAATCTCTTTTTATTTCGTTTAATGTCTTGTCTTGAAGTATTTTTACTTCTTCATATTTCTTTGGTTTCATTTGTGCCTCCTTATTTTTCTAATATTTCTGATTTACTATAATAAAGTGTTTCTAATCCATCATAGCTATCTATTATAAAGAATGCATTGTCTGGTATTTTTACGATTTCTAACTCTCCAAACCTTCCACTTGCTTTTTTTCCTAGTTCTTCAACTACTTCTATTAAAGTCTTATCTTCTCTTGCTGTCTCGCTTAAATATAAAACATATTTCTTATAATCTTCTTTTGATATTTCTACGTTGTTTCCAAAATTTTTAGTAAAATATACTATAAAAAAATCGCTACCATCAGAATATTTGTATTTGCATTTATTGTTTTCAATAGTCATTGTGTATGTATATAACTCTAATTCTTTCTTCTTCGCATATAATTCATACGCTTTTCTTGATAATTCAAATCCTCCATAGCATTTATTTAATATAATCTTTCTCATCTTTCTTCTCCTTTCTAATCAATTCTTATAAGTATCTTGCACCCTTTTTTATGTTTATATTTTTTCATCCTTTTTTCATACGCTTTTGTTGCATAATATGATATTGTATTTACTTTCACACCTATACATTTTGCTATCTCTTTTTTAGTGCCTTCGGTTATGAACTTATCTCCCTTGTATAGTGCATAAATACCTTCATTTCTTCTTTTCATCTTTCCTCTCCCTTGAACTTATTCAACACTCTCTGATTTCTTTTCCTCTTATATTCCTCGAACGCTTTTTGTTCTTCTAGTGTTGTTTCATAGACGGGTATTTCTATTACTTCCTCTGTTTTTGATTCTATTAATTCTACTTGTTTAATTTCCTTGGCTGTTAGTTCTGCTACTGCTATTTTGAATCCATAATCTAGCTGTCTTTTATGTTCTTGAAACATATCATTCATTTGTCTTTGTTTTTCTTTACTTTGCCTATTAAACCATTCGTGATTTTCTGCTGATAATAATGCTCCATTTTCAACTGTTGCTTTTCCGTCCTTTTGATTTCTCTTGTATATGATGATAAGTTAATTGTTTCATTCTGTGATATTGTGCTTTACCAGTATATTTTCTTTCCGTATCAGGTCTTAAATGTAGTTTTTCTATAAAGCACTCTTTGCCATATAATTTTATCAATGCTTCTTTTGCTTTTTTATTACTACTCATAGCCTTCTCCTTTGCTTCTTAAATCTCGTCTAGCTCTACAACAACTTTATCTGCTGTTCCGTATTGTTTAAAGAGTAACAAAGTAGTAACTTGATTATCATCTTTATAAGCTAGTCCATTTAATGCGTCTAGTATTATTTTTGCTATATTATCTATGTCTGGCTTATGCATATAGCCTTGTTCCCAGTCTATTAACTCTGCTCTTTTCTTTTTGCTTAATCTTCTAGGTGGCTCAAATACTGCTGTTATTTTCATTTTTATTTCTCTTTCGCTTGGTTCTACCTTGTATTTGTTTTTAAAGCTTAACTTCACTAAATCTTCATAATCTCTTGTTTTTTGTGGTGTATATGTACCATATTTTCCTAGCCTTGGTCTTCCCTTTCCTGTTGGCTTTCCTAATATTTCAAATTTCATATTTTCATTTGTTCTCCTTCCACTAGTTTAAATTTCAGTTGCTCTATTGTGAAATACTCACACTCTTCTACTCCTTTGAAGTTTTTATCTTCTAACTTATTACATCCTAAACATTTCTTGCATAATTCTGTCATAAGCTAGTCCTCTGGCATTTTATAGACCGTATTTTTTTGTCCTACAGCTTCACATCTATTAAATTTATACATATTTATTATTTCTGCTAATACTTCTTTTGCTCTTTCTTCTTCCTCATAATTACCAATATTAAAACTTTCACATTCGCCTATAAATGACACTCTTAATTCATAATCACTATGTATAAATTCAATATTTATATCAGTTATGTTTTTAAAGTTAATTATTCTCTTTTTATCTTGACTTACTATTATCATAACTACCTCCTAAATCTGTGTTATATGGTTCATATTCTCTGAAACCATATCTGCTAAATAATATCTTTTATAATCTGTCTTTTCTCCAAATCTGTTTGTATTGCTTTCCCATTCAGTCTTAAACTCGTAGCCCTCTTTTTTTAGTTGGTCTATTCTTGCTCCTAGCTGTGTTATTCCTAAGTCTGCGTATGCTTCCCAGCTAGATATTGAACCAAATTCTCGTATGTAATTTATAATTCTATCTTTTTGTGCTATTTTCATAAATTACCCTCCTTTATTTGCATACAAATTGTCAAGTTCGCTGGTCTTATATTGTCTTTGTTCATAATTTTTATTTTGCTCTTGTTTTAATGGATAAAAGCTTTTCCAACCTTTTAATACTGTTTCATTTATTATTTCTATTTGTGTTGTTTCATCTGTGCTTAACTTTTTTAATTTATTAAGAGCTAACTGCATTGCATTTTCTGTTAATGGAGATCTGATTTTTTTTCTCATTTCTACAAAGTTATCTAAAGCTTTTTTTAATTCTTCAGGATAGTCACTATATATATTCTTAATGTTATTAACATTCTTTACATTATTGTTTGTGTTATTTTGTTGTTCATTTGTTGTTATTTTGTTGTTATTTTGTTGTTCAAATTTTCTTTTGTCTGCTTGATAATCACTGTATTTTTCAATAGTTATAACTGTGAATTTGTTGTTGCTTTTTGCTGTTATCATTCCGTATCTTTTCTAGCAATTTTATATATCTATATATTGTGTTTTCATTCATTTGTAATTCATCAGATGCTTTTTTTCTTCCAAAAACAAATTGTCCTTTTTTTAATTCAACAACTTGCTGTCCTACTAATTGTTCTCGCTCTTCATGAGTTGCTTTTAATAAACACCATATCCATATTTTTAGAGCTTTTTCATTCTCCCAAATGGGAGATTTCATTATTTTTCTATATAATTTTATCCATGTTTCTTCCATATTCTCTCCCATAATTAAAGGGTAGTTCTTATGCCTACCCTAGATGTAACTTTTTCCTATTAATTTAATAAATTCTTCTTTTGTATGTCCTTGATTTATATATCTTTTTTCACATTCTTGCTTTAATCTTGTATCTAAAGCATGTCCTAATCTTCCATGTACTCCTATTGTCCCTCTGTGGTGTTCTTGACATAGATATACTTTAAATCCATTCTGTTCTGATATTTTTCTATTTGCATTTCCGAAAAATATATGATGTTCTTCAACTGGACTATATAAGCCACATATATAACATCTTTTTTCTTTCTGCATAATTGATTTCATATAAACCTCCTTGAAAGGGGCGATAGTGGCACTAATACAATAATTCCTTACTCTTTTTATGTTTAATTATCTGCTACTAGTGCCACTGTTTTAGTAAGCTATCTATTTCTTGCTTTGACTTTGTTTCTAAATTTAGTGTTTTTGCTTCTTGTATTAAAAATTCTATTAACAAACTCATTTCTTTGCTATCGTATGAACTTGAACCATAATAACAATGCACTTTGACTGCTTTGTCTTTTTTTGACACTTCTTTTACTAAATAGCCTAAACCTTGTCTTTCCCATATTCTTTTAAATTTCTCGTATGTACTTTCTTGAACAATGAACGGTTCAAATATTCCTATGTTATTTATTGCATCTTTATATATGTCTTCTTTAGTTGTAATCGTTCCATCTTTACTAATTTCTTTTGCTATCATGTCACATAGCACCCAACAATAAGCATTTGCATCTAAACTACGTTTTTTATACCATTTTTTTAGCTCTATATTTAGCTTGTCTTGTTTTTTTAATTGCTCAATAATCTCTAATTCATTTGTATCTAAAAGTAAGCTAATTTTTGATTTATGCGTTTTATAGTCTATATTTATATCTGTTATTTGACCTGTTGTTTGCATACTTTTCTACCTTTCTACATGTTGATGCATTAATACATATTCTGAATTTTCTCCCATGTTATTTAATAAAAACTCACTAGCTTGTTGCTTACTTAAATGACTATCTTTTGCTCTAAATTCATAAACATATTTACAATCTTGTTGTTTTTCTCTTATTCTTTCTTTTATTTCATCTTCATCATAATTGCCTTCAATAAGATATAAGTCATAATTCTTTGCACTTATTCCTTCAACTGTTTTTGTGTCTGTCATATATATAACTTTATAGTTGTCAAATAACACTCTATAACCGCATTGTGGTACATCGTGATATAGTTTAATTGGTACAATTTTAAACAGCTTATAATCGTATCTTGTTCCAATTTGAAGTATGTCTATATTTTTTCTTTTAACTCCACAGGCTAAAAGTGGTTCTAATAACCATTCACAACAAGCAAATCTTAATGTTGGTCTTTCTTCAGCTAATTTTTTTATTGTTTCTTTTTTGAAATGATCCGAATGTATATGTGTAAGAAGTACTATTTTTAACTTTTTATAATATCTATCTAGTCTTTTAAAACTCACTCCACAATCTATTAAAATTATGTCTTTAATTATTGTTGCATTTCCTGTACTGCAACTCGATACAATTTTATAGTTCATTCATTGATACCTCTTTTGTACCTTCTGTTTGTTCTTCTATTTCCGCTTGTACTTCAATAGGAGACTCTTGTTGGATTTCTTGCTGCATTTCTTCTGCTTCATACATTCCTGCTAAATCTTCTACAAATGTTTCTCTTAATGCTCTAACTTTAGCAACTTTTTCAACCATTGTTGCTCCTTTATTACCCCAGTTTGAATTTAATTGCCCTTGACCTGTCTTTTGTGCTACTTCATTAAAGCTTACACTCGAATAGGTTGGATGTGTCCAATCTTTTCTATAAACTCTTGCCCATCCACCTACAAGTTGCTCATTTCCTAATCTAAATGTTCCTTGTCTTTCTTCTACTGTTCCATCTTCTTTTTGAATGATAATTCCACATTCCATTCCATCGTAATTTGGGTTTAAAACTGCTCTTTTCAATATTGCGTCTTTTCCAACAACTAATTGTGCTGGAGAACCAGCTTTATACTTTATCAAATATGCTTCTCTTAAAAATGGATTTAATTTTCTAACTTTGCAAAGTTCGGTAAACAATTTAAATTCTTGATTTGTAATAGGAACATCACTACCAACTATGTATTCTTGAACTATTTTAGGAGTTAATTTTATTTCTTGACCTTCTACTTCAAATTTAACTACTAATTCTTGATTTGATTTTTGTACCTCATTACTCATAATC